CTCTAAGGGCATGGGGGTATGCCCCCGTATGGCAACTTGTGGCCACTTGAATGGTACCGATCTAACCTACTCGATTTTTATCTCGGTTCCGGATTAACCTGCTTAATTTTATCTTCATTTTTGGTGATACTTGCGTCTACCGGAAAGTTGTAGTATCCTTCCCTGAAATTTTTCTAAAATTTTCCCAGTAAAATATTCAAAAAGTTATATGTAACCATGAGAAAGGATTCTTATGTCTGAGGAATTGTTGCATGAGCAGATAGATATATGGAGGTATGATCCGTTGCAGTGGGTGGCAGATGTATTTCAGGGGAAGATAGTTTTAAGCAATCAGCAGAAGGGGTTCTTCATACATTTTGTGAATCTGATCAAGAGCAAGATATTGATTGGAGAGGGGGAGGAAGTACCGAAGGAGCTGGAGAAGTACAGGGGGAAGATAGGGATATCGATTATGGCAGGGAGGGGGGTTGGTAAGGAGTTCTCTACTGCTCTTGCGATATTATGGTTCAGCATGGTGTGGCCGGGGGCGAGGGTATTGGCTACGGGTGTTACGGGTAAGCATCTCAGAAGCGTTTTATGGGCTGAGATTGGCAAGATTATGGGCCTGTCCAAGAAGATAGACCCGAAAGATATGACGTCGAATACGTTATTGCAGGAGACGTTTGAGTGGCAGACGGAGAGGATAAGCCATCTGGGTGATACGACGGTAGTAATAGAGGCGGTAACGATTAACAATAAATCCAGTGAGAGTGAGCAGGCGCAAGCTTTATCCGGACGCCATGCTGATTTCATGCTGATATGTGTAGACGAGGCAGATGCTGTTCCGAATTGCGTCATGGAGAACCTTGAGCCAACGATGACCGGCAAGGTGAATATGGCGCTGATGATCTTCAACCCGATGACCAACACTAGTTATGCGGTCAAGAGCCATGATGATCCCAAATGGGTAAGGCTCAGATGGAATGGGGAGGAGAGCGAGATTGTCAGCAGGGAGTTCATTGAGGGGTATGCGCTGTATGGGAAGGAGTCGAATCCGTACAGGGTAAACGTGTTGGGGCTTCCGCCCCTGGCTGATGATGGGGGGTTGATTCCCTGGATGTGGCTGCAAGATGCAAAGATCAGGGAGTTTGATATTGATGATGACCCGGTTATATTCGGGGTAGATGTCTCGGGTGGTGGCGACAAGAACGTGATCTGTGTCCGGCAGGGGAATGCCGTTACGGGGTTCAAGAAGAATACGATGAAAGACCAGATGGATATCGCTGACTGGATATTCCTTGAAATGGAGCGTGAGAACGCCGTAGTTGCCGTTATAGACGTCATTGGGCTGGGGCAGGGATGCTACGACAGGCTGAGGAAGATGGGAGTAGTTGCGAGGCCGTATGACTCGAGAAACAGGTCAAGCAACCCGGACAAGTTCTTCAACAAGAGGAGTGAGAGCTTCTGCAATTTAAGGACTCTGTTCCAGGAGAAACTGGTTTCGATACCCGACGACGAGAAACTGATCATGCAACTAGCCGCCCTGAAGGTTGATTCGGCAAAGAAAAATCTTGTTGAAGACAAGAAAAGCATAAGGAAGCGTAGTGGGGAGTCACCGGATGAGGCGGATGCAATGTCTATGGCGTTTTCAGTCAACGCAGACCTCTTTAGGAAGAGAAAATCAGCGAAAAAAACAACGAGAAAAACAAATTGGCGAACTGCATGATATTTTTTCATTGACAGTGAGTGCAAATATCTGTAATCGGTAGTAAGGGAGAGCTAATACATGATTATTAATATGTGGAGTACCGGAGAGTTACGTCGGGAATTCAAATCTCACGACTCGAAAGTCTACATGAAGATCACCAGGCCGCTTTGCTCGACGGCTGAACCTGTCTGTATCATGGTGAACAACGCACATTTGTATTATCCCGAATCAAGCGACGAACTGGTAAACAATATTCCACTGTACCGATACCTGGCAGTGGAAAAATTGAAGCTTCCTGACGAAATGGGTACACTCCGCAGGTTTTGCGACTTCGTGCAGGACGGATTTGACGAATTATGCGGGAAATCTCCGGTCGAAGATGACCGTGACAAGCAACTGTATGGTGAAGTTGAAGTTCAGCATGGTGATCTCAAGTTCACTAAGGAGATGAGGCGCTGATGGAGATTGAATTCACTCCCGGACGCAAGAACGACTACACATCTCAGGCAGACCCACCACCAGAATCTGGAACACACTCCCTCGATAATGAAAAATCACAGGCTCGACTCGACAAACTGAGGAACTGGTTGTCGCAGGAGAAGTCTGTCCAATATGAATCCCGCCGCAAAATGGCAGAATCCGAAAGATTCTACGATGGTGAGCAGTGGGAGAAGGAAGACATAGATGTTCTGGACGCCCGAGGCCAGGCTGCGCTTGTTTTCAACAAAATCAAGCCGACAATCAACTGGATTCTGGGTACTGAGCGCAAGAGCAGGGTGGATGCCAAGGTTTTGGCCCGCAACAAGCCGAAAACGGCCTCTGCCGACGCCAAGACCAAGCTGCTCAAGTACATAGATGACGTCAATATGACAGCCTACCACAAGAGCAACGCCTTCTCTAATGCGACCATAGCAGGGATAGGCTGGCTCGAAGTGGGAATGAACGGCGATTCCGATGAACCGCTGTACGTTATGCAGGAGAACTGGCGGAACATCTGGCATGATCACCTGTCCACCCACTTTGGACTGAAAGACTGCCGGTACGTTTTCCGTGAGAAGTGGGTCGACCTCGACATAGCCCAGGCGATGTTCCCTGAGCGTGCAAAAGAGCTTGCCATTGAAGCCCAGCATACCCTTCAGCAGTTCCCATTGGCCCACGAGCTGTCTGACGGACAGGGGATAGGGGAGTATGACGAAACAACCGGGCGCTCCAGCTACGAAGGGGCCAGCGGGACTGACGACGTCTACTCGGCAGGAAATATCCGACTCCGGGTACGCCTGACTGAGGCATGGTACAAGGAAGTCGGCAGGGTAGAGATATGCCACTGCAAAGATCACCCGATTGATAAGACCATCCTCAACCCGAAAGATGTTCACCAGAAGCTGGCACTGGCAGAGGGAAGGGCCACGCTGGTTTCAGGCATCAGGCCATCGATGCGGATAATGATCTACTGCAACAAGACCGTTCTCTACGATGAGCCGACCCCGTACCGACACAACAAGTTCCCGTTCATACCGATATTCTGCTACCGCAGGGCCAAGGACAATACTCCATACGGAGTAGTGCAGGATGTCAAAGACCCGCAGATGGACTTGAACAAGCGCCGCTCAAAGTCGCTGCATATCCTGAACAGCAACCAGTTCATTGCAGACGATAACGCCACGGACGACTGGGACAGGTTGAAGGATGAGGCCGCAGACCCCAACGGGATCATGCGTAAGGCGCCCGGTTCGGTTCTGGAAAAGGTTCACAACGAAGGGATCGCTCGTGAGCAACTGATGCTGGCAAAGGAAGATGAGCGGTTCATTCAGGATGTGTCAGGCGTCACTGATGAAAATCTTGGGCGTGACACCCGGGCAGAGTCCGGAGTCGCAATCAACAAGAAGCAGAATCAGGGACTCGTTGCCACCTGTATTGTCTTCGACAGTCTGAACGTCGCCACCCAGCTCCTGGGAGAGATTGAACTCTCACTCATAGAGCAGTTCTACGACACCCCCAAGGTCATCAGGCTCCTCAATGACAAGCAGGCTGCCTCGTACATGACAGTCAATGATCCTGAAGGGGAAAGGATCAACGACGACAAGGCAGACTTCATCGTCACCCAACAGGATCACCGTGACACAATCCGACAGGCGATGTTTGAGGTTATGACCGAGTTCACCACCAGGCTCGACCCGAAGACAGCTCTGGACATGCTTGACCTTGTCGTAGACATGTCCGACCTTCCCGGCAAAGACCAGCTCGTTGCCCGCATCAGGAAGATGAACGGCCAGACCGATCCGGATGCAGCAATCACTCCCGAAGAAGAAGCAGCTAATGCCCAGAAGGAACAGGAAATGGCGGCAGAGGCGCAGAGGATGAAGGAGTTCACTGCCAAGATGCAAGACCTTGAGGTCAAGACCAAAGAGGTTGAAGCGGCAGTGGAGGCAGCCAAGCTTGAGAAACTCCAGGCAGAGGCGGTGGTCAAATCGGTAGAAGCCCTGTACGCATCCATGCAAGCAGCCC